GACGAGCCATTGTAGGAGCAATCGCAGAGAAGTTAGTACAATCTTTAAACGGTAGTGCCCCTTTTAGGACATCCGTGGCAGATGTAAGTCCCAGACTTAGGTTTTGGGACGAAACAACAGAATTCCCTTCCGTCCAAGTAGGAGCAGGAGGGGAAACAAGACAATATGATGGCGGAGGATTCCGCTTCAGATTTTTACGAGTAACTATTAGATGTTATGTGAACGACAATGATGACGTCATTTTAGCACTAGAAGAGTTACTAGAAGATGTTGAAACAGTAATGGAGGATTATGATCCAATAACATACTATGATTCAACAGGAGCGTCTCAATCAACAGTTCAGACCACAATTCTGACAGTTGATACAGACGAAGGCGTTTTGGAGCCTCTCGGCGTAGGAGAAGTCGTCGTAGAGATCCGATATTAGAAAATTGGTTAAACTGTAGAAAACTATAGTGAAACCCTTTTCAAAGAACGATAGGAGAAAATAATGGCATTTCATTTTAGTAGAGATACCAAAGTATACATGAAGTTTTCAGTAGATGGCGCAGCAACGTCAGATACACTTTATGAGATACCAGTACTAGATGGATTTTCATTCAGCCAAGCAACCAATACTTCAGAAATTACTCTGAATGAGGCGGCAGATGGTTCAACACTGAATAGTAAGAGAGGACGAATGATGTTCAATGATTCTCTTGCTCCAGTTGAATGGAGTTTCAGTACGTACATGAGACCAACAACAAGTGCAGCAGCAAACGTTTGGGTGTCTGGTGGACACGCAGGAAGTTCAAAGAAATTTGCAGTTGAAGGTCCTTTATGGGGAGCAATGAGTGGGACTACTTACTCATATGCATCAAATCCAGGAGCAACAGCGGGAGCTAATATTGCAGCAGCTTCGTGGGAACCCAATATATTTAATTTTGAGAACTCAAATAAAGTAGCACTAGGAGTATTTGATTTATTCTTTGTGATGGGAGCAGCAAACGACACAGATGGTACTTTTGACACAACAGCTGATGGGAACATAACAATTTATAAAATTGCAAACTGTTCTGTCGGTTCAGCATCGATTGACTTCGACATTGATGGACTAGCACAAGTTGCTTGGTCTGGTCAAGGAGCAATTATAACTGAACAAGCTAAGTTAGTTACCGGTACAGGAACGGACTTTGAAGCAACAAAAGGTTTAGTAGATGAAGGAGTAGATAGTACTTCTAACTTTGTTAGACAAAAATTAACAAGTATGGAGGCGACTTATTCTGCAGCGAATTCAACGGGTACTGACATGTCAGATCCCGGAGCGGCCTATGCACTTACACTAACAGGCGGGAATATAACAATAGAAAATAATCTTAGTTACTTAACCCCTGAAACTTTAGGAGTTGTAAATCAACCTTTAGGGCATGTAATGGGCACCAGATCAGTAAGTGGTAATTTTACTTGTTATTTAAACACAGTTGATAATGGTTCTGCGGAACTGTTTGAAAACATAATTGAAGGTACTGGTCAAGTAACCAATGCTTTTAATTTATTCTTTTCAATTGGCGGAACTGGACAAACTCCTCGAGTAGATGTTCTTATACCTAGAGCACATTTTGAGGTACCAACTCATTCAATTGAAGATGTAATTAGTTTAGACGTGGCTTTCCACGGTCTAGGAGCTGATTTATCAGATTCCACCATCCAAAGTGGTGAGTCTGAAATTAAGATTACTTACCAATCGTAAGTAATTAAATTTTAACAAATTAAGGTTAGGGGCAACGCCCCTAGCCTTCCTTTTATAGGAAATGAACAAATGAACGAAACAGTAAAAAAAGAACCTGTACCAGTGTTGTCATTAAAGAATTTAATGACACCAATGAAAACGGTTGAATTTGACTATCCTGGGTGTGAAGGCTTTAAAGTATCACTTTGCTACTTAGCAAGAGAAGAACTAGTAAAGCTTAGATCTAGGTGTTTAAGTCAAGTATTCAATAGAAAAACTCGTGGTTACGAAGAAAAAATGGATGACGATAAGTTTTTAATGGAATACACAAAAGCAGTTATTAAAGGCTGGAAGGGTTTAAAATTACAATATCTCAAACATCTACTTTTAGTAGGAGATATTGAAGATGAGAGCGCTACTTTACCTTTTAATCAAGAAAATGTAGAAACTCTGATGAAAAATTCAAGTGATTTTGATACTTGGGTTACTGAACAAGTAGGCGACCTTGAAAATTTTACCTCGAGCAAGTAAAGGCAATACTTGCTCTTATAGAGCGAAAATATAAAGAGTCTATAACATTAGATCAGTACTTGACCATGTGTGAACAACTAGGTCAAGATCCTGATCCTGAAGAAATGCCACCTGCGGATGATGACTTTCCTCTAGAGGTACAACAGGCTATGGTAATCCATACCGTTTTACCAGATAGGTGGGACGGCATGAGTGGTTCGTATATGGGGAAAGATTGGTCTGCC